GTTCTCATTGTTGACTGTTGAGTTTCTTGTACCTTATTTAAACAGGAAACTTTCTGTTGCACAAAAGACTGGAGAAATCCCACGTATTCCAAAAGGTATTGTACGACCAACAATTGTTGCTGGTATTAATTCCTTGGGTCGTGGTCAAGATGCTGTAAGCCTTAGTCAATTCTTGCAAACAATTGCCCAGACCATGGGTCCAGAAGCCATCGCCCAGTTTATTAATCCTACTGAAGTTGTTAAACGTCTTGCTGCTGCACAAGGTATTGATGTATTGAACCTTGTTAGGTCAGAAGAAGAGTTGAATCAACAACAGATGGCAGCACAGCAACAGCAAGAACAAGTACAAAATATGGAACAAGCTGTTGCAATGTCTAAGACTCCACTTATGGATCCTTCAAAAAATCCACAACTTAATGCTGATCTACAATCAGCTGCTGAATAAATTTTAAAACCACCATGACTACTATTACTGTTGACGGATCATCAGAAAACACTGAAGTTCTTAATAGTGAAGAACAAGATTCACTTGCTGTAGGTGAACAACTAGAACAAGAACAAAATTCACTTCTTGCTGGTAAGTATAAAGATGCACAAGAACTAGAAAGTGCATACATTGAGCTACAAAAAAAGCTTGGTGAAAATACTGTCAATGAGACTGAGCCTGAATTTGAACAGGAGTTTCCTGAAGAAAATACTGAGCAGGCAAGCTTTCTAGATCAACTCTGGGAAGAATCCATGTCTGAATATAATCAAGAAACTCTTGATAAACTTCGTGGCATGGACCCTGCAGAACTTGCTAATATGTACCTTGATTATCGAAAAGAGGTACAAGAACAAGCACCTGTACAAACGCTGTCCAATGAAGAAGTGCAGCAACTTAAAGGTGTTGTTGGTGGTGAAGAAAATTACCAACAACTTTTGTCTTGGGCAAGTCAAACTCTAAGTGAGCAAGAAATTAACATGTTTGATCATGTTATGGATACTGGTGATACCAATGCTTGTTACTTTGCTATCGCATCTTTGGCTCAACGTTATAAAGATTCTGTAGGTTATGAAGGACAAATGTTGACAGGTAAAGCATCAACTAGTTCACAGCAACAATTCCAAAGTCAAGCGGAACTTGTTCAAGCAATGAGTGATCCTCGATATGATAAAGATCCAGCATATCGTAAGAACGTAATGGATAAACTTGCAAACTCTAACATTGATTTCTAATGCCTAAAGTAAACGGTAAACATTATCCTTACACTGCTGCTGGTATGAAAGCTGCAGCAGCTGCAAAAAATAAAAAGAAGTCCACTAAAAAACCTGCTGGTAAAAAATACTGACATGGCAAAACAAGGACTTTATTCAAACATCCACGCCAAACGTAAACGTATTGCTTCTGGCAGTGGTGAAAAAATGCGAAAGCCCGGTAGTAAAGGAGCACCTACCGCAGCTGCCTTTAAACGCTCCGCTAAAACTGCTAAAAAAAAGTAATTCAAAATGAAATCTATTATTGCCTCTGGTCTCCTCCTCAGCATTGCTAACGCAGCTGTTGCTGGTCCTTATGTCAACATTGAAGCTAACTCTGGATGGGCTGGCTCTAACTATGGTGGTACCGTCATTGATAACCACATCGGTTATGAAGGTACTAACTGGTACATTCAAGGTGGTCCTTCTATTGTATCCCCCAATGGTGGTGAATCTGAAGTAGAACTGTCTGGTAAAGTTGGTGGTTCTGTACCACTGTCTGAAAAGCTTAATGCCTATGGTGAGCTGTCGTTTATCACTGGTGATGTTGACAATGGCTATGGTACTAAAGTCGGTGTGAAGTATAACTTCTAACTATCTACTTGTGGTGGGTGGGTCGGAACAAATTTATTTTTTTTATATAAATACTTTATAAATGACTACTACTGTACTTACTCCACAAAGGTCATCCTGGGAAGAATTTTGTTCTTGGGTGACCTCCACAAATAACCGTCTTTATGTGGGCTGGTTCGGTGTGCTGATGATCCCCACCCTGCTGGCTGCTACAACTTGTTTTATCATTGCCTTTATTGGCGCACCCCCTGTAGACATTGATGGAATCCGTGAACCCGTTGCAGGATCCCTCCTGTTTGGCAACAACATCATCTCTGGTGCCGTCGTGCCTAGCAGTAACGCAATTGGACTACATTTGTACCCAATCTGGGAAGCCGCTACGCTTGACGAATGGCTCTATAATGGAGGACCATATCAACTTGTCGTGTTCCATTTCCTTATCGGTATCTTCTCTTACTTGGGACGAGAATGGGAACTTTCGTACCGACTTGGGATGAGGCCCTGGATCTTTGTTGCTTACTCCGCCCCCGTTGCTGCAGCGACTGCAGTCTTTCTTGTCTATCCGTTTGGTCAGGGTTCTTTCTCTGACGGTATGCCCCTTGGTATTTCTGGTACGTTTAATTTCATGTTGGTGTTCCAAGCTGAACATAATATTCTCATGCATCCTTTCCACATGTTGGGAGTTGCTGGTGTTTTTGGGGGTTCCTTGTTTAGTGCTATGCACGGAAGTTTGGTTACATCGTCGCTTGTTCGTGAAACAACTGAAGCGGAATCTCAAAATTATGGTTACAAATTTGGTCAAGAAGAAGAAACGTATAACATTGTTGCTGCTCATGGCTATTTTGGTAGGCTTATCTTTCAATACGCTTCCTTCAATAATAGCCGTTCTCTTCATTTCTTTTTGGCTGCTTGGCCAGTTGTCGGCATTTGGTTGACAGCACTTGGTGTTAGTACAATGGCTTTTAATCTTAATGGCTTTAATTTTAATCAGTCTATCATCGCTGCTGATAGTCGTGTTGTCCCAACTTGGGCTGACATTCTCAACCGTGCCAACCTCGGACTGGAAGTTATGCATGAAAGAAATGCTCACAATTTTCCGCTGGACCTTGCCGCCGCATCGACGGTGGAAGTAGCTTTGAGTGCTCCTACCATTGGCTAAAAAGATAGTATAATAACTTCGCACGTTCATCCTTCGGGACGCAGGACGCCTGATCATGGAACGGGGGTCAGGTACTTCGGAGTTATCATGTCTGATCTTGAACTTTCTCAACGCATTCGTGAACAGTCTATTGCTCGACGCAATTCAAAACTGAAGTATCGCGGCGTTACTTACATTCAACAAAATAATTATGGCACAACAATCCAAGAAAATGGTAGCCAACGTTACGAAGCCTGTTCCTGATAAAGGGACTAAAGTCTTCAAACGTTGCGGTTTTTGTGGTGATAAAAAAGCACAATGCCGTAAACAAAAGAAGTGCCTTAAAGGTCTTCTGTAATAGCTTGGGAGGCACCTCAGAGTCGGACCTCCCTTGCATTGGTTAGAGCCGGTACGCCGATACCTCTAGCCGTCTAGACGGTGGGATAGACCACACATATTACAACTAAATAACTCAAAGATCTTTGAGAGTCTATACCTTTTATTTACTCTCTTTTTAAAAATGGCACAACAAAATAGTACTTTGACCACGAGCCTGACTCGTCCTGGTCAATCTAATTCTACGGGTGATGCCCGTGCTTTGTATCTCAAGCTTTTTAGCGGTGAGATGTTCAAAGGTTTCCAACACAATGCAATTGCTCGTGACCTTGTCATGAAGCGTACGCTGAAGAATGGCCGTTCTTTGCAATTCATTTACACTGGTCACACCAAGGCTGAGTTCCATACTCCTGGCAACGCAATTCTTGGCAACACTGATGGTGCACCTCCGGTGGCTGAAAAGACCATCACTGTTGATGATCTGCTTATCTCCAGTGCATTCCTGTATGACCTGGATGAAACTCTGGCTCACTATGATCTGCGCTCTGAGATCAGCCGTAAAATCGGCTACGCTCTTGCTCAGAAGTATGACCGTCTGATCTTCCGTGCTATCACCCGTGGTGCACGTGCAGCTTCTCCGATCACCAAAACTGGTTTCGTTGAGCCCGGTGGCACCCAGATTCGTGTGGGTACCAACCTGCAAGCTTCTGATGCTTATGATGATGCTGCTCTGGTCAACGCTTTCTATGATGCAGCCGCTGCACTCGACGAGAAAGGTGTTAGCCAGGATGGACGTGTGGGTGTTCTGAACCCCCGTCAGTATCACAAGCTGATCCAAGAAGTCGGTTCTAACGGACTGATCAACCGCGACGAGCAAGGCACTGCCCTGCAAGGCGGTAACGGCATCATTGAGATTGCTGGTATCAAGATCTACAAGTCCATGAACATTCCGTTCTTCTCCCAGTACGGTACCAAGTATGGTACTGGTTCTGCCACTAACCCCGGTATTACCGATCCTGGTAACACTGGTTCGTTCGTGTCTGAAGCCCTGGAAGATGCTGCTAATGATGTCACCGGCATCAACAATGAGTACGGTGAAGAGACCGAATTTGCTAACAGCTGCGGTCTGATCTTCCAACGTGAAGGCGCTGGTGTCGTCGAAGCTATCGGTCCTCAGGTGCAAGTCACCAGTGGCGATGTCTCCGTCGTGTATCAGGGTGACGTGATCCTTGGCCGTTTGGCTATGGGTGCTGACTACCTGAACCCCGCTGCTTGCGTGGAACTGTTTGCTGGCACCTCTACCAAGCCTGCCTCATTCTGATCAATTTATTTATACGGGGGGGTTCCTTTAGGTTCCCCCTTTTTTTTATTAT